AGATACATCATTTGCTGAAAGAAAATCTAATGGTGAATTTAATGTTAATGTTGTTGAGGTTACAAAAAATAAACAAAATATTTATACAGAAAGTACATTTAAAAGCAATGCTGATTTAGCTGTTAGAGATACAGGTAGTGCTATAAAAATTATTACAAAAGATGGTAAAACAATTGCTAATGAAACAATTACTGTTCAATCTAAATTTTATCCAGAAATAGCAAAACGATTAAAAGAAAATAAAGAATTAAAAACAGAATACCAAAATGCTAAAGAATTAATTAACAAAGAACGTAATGGATTATCTTCTACTGCTAAAAAAGTTGAAGTAATTTTTGGTTTAAAAGGTAATGTTGAACAATTAATTGTTAGAGTAGGTAATGAAAATGTTGCTATACCAAGATCAGCTTATGAACAATTAATTAGATTTAATGATAAAGGAACAATAAAAACTGCTGATATGATGGGTAGTGATGCAAAACAAGTAATTATGATGTTGCATCCAGAAAGCGGTAAAATACTTGCAACTATAAAAGGTGAAAAAATTAATGGTGAAATAGATGCACAAGCTACTAATTATTTTGATACTTTTAAAACAAAAGATGGTGTGTATTTTGATAGAGTAAACAGTAGTAAAGATGGTGATAATTGGGGAATACCTAGAGATATATTTACACAAGAAAAGAATTTACCAGCAGACTACGCAAATAATGCGGCTCAATGGAAGGGTCTATTTAATTCATCAAGAGGTTTAGATATGATTGATCTTGTAGAATTATACAAAGCATTTGTTAAAAAATCACCAGAACTAAATAACTTACCAACAGGTCTAAATGGTTATTTTCAATTTAAAGGAAAGAAATCACCTAGAATAGTTATTAACGAAGCATTACAAAAAAACCCAGAACAATTTTTAATGACGTTTGCACATGAATTAGGACATTTAATTGATTATTTACCAAATGCTACATTATCAAGAGGTAATATATTAGGTTCTATAGCCGCTTTAAAAGGTTATATGAATAAATGGATTGATGGTAAAAATGAAGGTGCAAAACCATTAAGTGCTAAAGAAATAGAAGCTATAAAAAGTTCCGCTATAAAAGAAGCAAAAGCTAAAGAAAAAGAAACTAACGCAGAAATTAAACAGTTAGAAATTACACCAGATACTATACTTAAAATATTTAATGATGCATCTGCTAGAGAAAAGATTAATCCAGATTTTTATAATGCATTTGTAAAACTACCTGCTGAAGTTAAAAAATTAGTAGTTAAAGATGCAATGAAGGGTCTGATGTCACATCATATGAAAGCTATTGCAGATAAAATTAATGGTAAACCTAGTGACAGCAGATTGACTAATGAAGCATACAAAATATTTAAAGATAAATTTGAAAGAATAATTAAAGAAAGAGGATTAGTTAATAAAGAATGGATTACTACAGAACTTAAAAATTTATCTGCAAAATGGAAACCTTTTGATAGAGCCGCATCTCAAAAATACACAGAATATAGAGATGGCCCTAGAGAACTAATGGCAGATTTTATGATGGCATTTATGCTAAGACCACAATGGGTTAAAAACAATGCACCTAGAACATGGGAAATGTGGATGCATTATATGGATGCTAGACCAGAAGTAAGAGCAAACTGGGAAAGAATACAAATAGATTTAAAATCTGGAACAGATAAAAGATTAAGTAAAGTAGTATCTGACATTGGTAATATGTTTAGAGAAACTAATGAAGCTACAATTAAAAGAATAGAAAAAGATTACAAACCAGATTTAGCTGATGTTCTTGGTACTGAAGCAATTGATAACTTTTTCTGGATATATAGAAGATTTAGAGGAACTGGTAGTGATAGATGGCATAGTCCATTAGCAAAAGAATTAAACTGGTCAATTGAAAACTACAGATACCGTCATGCTAAATTAAAAAGATACACAGATGATATGATGCGTAAAGTTGTAAAACCAGCAGAAGAATTGGGATACAACAGTATTGATATTGGTACTATGTTATTTTTAAGAAACATAGCTGAAAGTTCACAAAGAAACAAATTAGTTAATTCACTAGGTATTATGAAAGTCAATCCAGACTTAGCAAAAGTATTAGGTAATAGAACTGCAAAAGAAATATATGATTATTATGTAAAATTACATCCACAACTATTTGAACTAACAAATGAATTTTATAAAGTTAGACAAGAAATGGTTATTCCAGAATTAAAAGAAAGTGGAATGTATGACAAAGAACTAATTGCTAAATTAGAAAACAATAAAGAATACGTTACATTTAACGTAAGAAAATATTTGTTAGAACGTATAGAAAAATACGGGCCAAACTCAAGCGCTACAAGATTTTTAAAAGGATCAAAAGGTACATTTGATGACATTATGAATGTATTTAATGCAACACTTGAAAAAGATATGTTGTTAATGGTTGAAGCCAAAAGACATAGAACAATGGCTTTAACTGTTAAATGGTTAAAAGAAAACAAAAATTGGATGGAAGCATATGGTAAAAAATCTGGAGAAGCATATAGACCAGATAGAATTATTTACAAACCTAAATTTATTGGAGAAGGTAAATTAGAAAAACCAGCTAAAGGCATGGAACAATTTAGTTACATGAAAGATGGTAAGATGCAACATTGGCACGTTAATAAATTTGTAGCACAATCATTTAAAGAAAATCCAAACGGTACAATGATGATGTACAAAATTATGACAGGAACAGGTGATGTATTTAGAAAAATGTTTACAGAATATAATCCTGCTTTCTGGCCAATCAACTTAGCTAGAGATTTAAACAGATCAGTTAAATTACTACCTAATGCTAGATATATTGATATTGCTGGTAAAGGTAAAAACTCATTGTTTAAATATTATTTTAAAGCAGTTAAACCTGCATACCAATCTATTTTTAAAGATGGTACTGAACTTACTAGATGGATGGAAAGTGAAGGTTTTTTAATCTCTATGAATGAAGGATATAGAGGACAAGCAGGTAGTAAAGCATTAATGAAGGGTCTTGATCCAGACACATATATGCTTGAAAGATTACTTGGTGATATGCAAAAGAAAAAAGGATTTGATAAATTTTGGAATGATACGTTTGGTCATTTATTTTCTACACTAGGTAACTTTGCTAGAATGTTTGAAAGAACACCTAAAATTGCAGGAACTATGTATTTAAGAGATGCAATTAAAAGAGGTGATTTAAAAATGAATGATAAAGAAATGATGTTAAGAATACAATCGGAAGTAGGATCACCAAATTTTTTAAGACAAGGTAGATTAAATGCATTTACTAATAATTTATATTTATATTCTAATGCATTTAAAGAAGGTTGGAGAGCAGATATAACTAGGTTTAGAGAAGACCCTGCATCAGTTGGTGGTAAGTTTATAGCTTATAACGTAATGCCTAAAATTTTACAAAAAATGATGGAAGTAGGATTATTTGGTGCTTCGTTAGGTATGGTTTATAAATACGGTATATCTGATTGGGATAAAATAAATTACATTCCAATTGTTTTAGGTGAAACACAAGATGGAAGACCAGTATATTTAAGAATACCACAAGACGAAACATCTAGATTAATTAATGGATTTTTATACAAAGCAATGAGTATTGGTGATGATGGAAAGACAGGTACATTTGAAACACCTGCTGATTTGTTTGGTTATTTAGGTAGTTCTGGTTTACCTTCTATGAACCCAGTATTTAGTTTATTTGGTGATGTTATTGGTTGGATGAATGGTACTACTCCATATGATGATTTTAGAGGTACAACTGCAATTGATAAAACAACTGATAAAGCAGATGATGCTAGAAAAAACAAAGAATTATTAAAATGGTTCTTTAATACTTATTCTGGTCAAGGTTTATATAAATTCAAAAGCAATAACTTTAAAGAAATATCTTCAGAATTAGAAGAAATGCTTGATATGCCAGTAGTAGGTAGAATACTTAATAGATTTGTAAAAATTGGTAATAATCCAATAGTAGGATATATGGAAAATTCTGAAGGTGGATTACAACAATACGAAAAAGAAAATGCTCAAGTTACACTTGATTTTAAAGAAGCTATTGTAAATTTAACTACAGGTGAACCATTAACAAATAAACATAAAATGGCATTATTAGCAAGAAGTGAAAGTTTAAAAACTAATAAATTATTAATTGACAGATTATCTCAAATGGCTGGTGGAACTGTATTGTTACAAGATTTTTTAACTGAAACAGACAGTAAAAAACAAGCTATTATGATTATGAAGTTAGTTGAGTTTATAGAAAAAACTGATAATACATATCCTATTAACTTTATTAAAGAACAAAAATCTGATAAAATAGAGGAATAATTATGACAATTACTACTACTATTATAAAAAACAGTTATTCTGGTGATAATTCACAAACAGTATTTCCATATACTTTTAAGATAAATACGGATGCTGATATACAGGTTCTTGTTAGATCATCTCTTGGAACTGAAACATTAAAAACTTTATCAACTGATTACACAGTTAGCGGTGCAGGTGATGCAGGTGGTGGAAATGTAACTATGGTTGTTGCACCTTTATCTAGTGAAACATTAGTTATTAGACGTTCAACTACACAAACTCAAGAATTAGACTTAGTAGAAAATGATCCTTTTAGTGCAGAAACAGTAGAAGGTGCATTTGATAAATCAGTATCATTAGTACAAGAAATTCAAGAAGAAGCAGACAGATCAATTAAACTATCAAGAACAAATAATATGACATCAACTGAATTTACAGTTGGTGCTACAGAACGTGCTAACAAAGTTCTTGCATTTGATAGTACAGGTGAATTATCAGTTGCTCAAGAATTAGGGCAATTTCAAGGCAATTGGACATCTGGTGAAACATATGCTCAAAGAGATATTATAAAAGATACATCTAATGGAAATATTTATATTTGTATAACAGCACATACTTCAAGTGGCGCACAACCTATTTCATCTAATACGGATGTTGCTAAATGGTCTTTATTAGTTGATGCAGAAAGTGCAACATCATCTGCAACTGCGGCGGCGGCAAGTGCAAGTGCGGCGGCTACATCAGAAACTAATGCGGCTACATCCGCTACTGCGGCGGCAACTTCAGCTACCAATGCGGCAACTAGCGAAACCAATGCGGCAACTTCAGAAACAAATGCGGCGGCTAGTGCAACAACAGCATCTACTGCGGCAACCAATGCTCAAACAAGTGAAACTAATGCGGCTACCAGCGAAACTAACGCCGCTACCAGCGCAACAAACGCATCCAATTCTGCTACGTCTGCGGCCAGTTCAGCAACTACAGCAACTACAAAAGCTAGTGAAGCATCCACATCAGCTACAAACGCCGCAAGTTCAGCGTCATCAGCATCTACATCAGCAACCAACGCATCTAACTCGGCAACCGCCGCAAGTACATCAGAAACTAATTCTGCTAATTCTGCAACTGCATCCGCTAGTTCCGCTACATCTGCGGCCAATTCTGCTACTGCGGCTGAAACAGCATATGATAATTTTGATGATAGATATTTAGGGCCAAAAGCAAGTGATCCAACATTAGACAATGATGGGGATGCTTTATTAAATGGGGCTTTATATTTTAATACAACAACTAATGTTATTAAATATTATAATGGATCAAGTTGGTCACCAGTTGAAGCAGTTGATACATCTAATTTAGCAACCAATGGGTTTAGCATTGCAATGGCAATCGCCCTGTAGTATAAGGATAATATATGGCACAAAATTTTAGAAGATACACAAGTAATGATGTAGGAACATCAGCATCAACTCTATTTACTTCAGACAGTTACGATACTGTTGTAGGTATATCAGTTTCAAATGTAACTGGTTCATCAGTTATAGCATCTGTATATATTAATGATGGTGCTAACGACATTTATCTTGTTAAAGATGCACCAATACCAAGTGGTTCATCATTACAAGTTTTAGATGGTGGAGCAAAGTTTGTAGTTCAATCTGGTGATGCTTTAAAAGTAATATCAGATACAGCTTCATCTTTAGATGTTTGGGTATCTACAGTAGATGCAATA